AAATTTATTAACAGATTAGATGAATCAATTGAATTATCTATACAATTTGGTAGTCAAATGAAAGGTATGGGAGACATTACTTCTAAAGCAGCATTTGATATGGGAATTTCCTATGAATCTTTAATAGCTGGCCAAGTAAGTATGTTAGAATCTATAACTATGACTGGTAAGCAAACAGCATCTTTTACTAAAGAAATTGCTTTTTTAAATAAAGGGACAGATATATCTACCGAATCTTTAGGAGAGTTGGCTGGTGCTGCTATGTCTGCTAATAAGAATTTTAGTTCAAAAGATTTAACACAAGCAGTTGGAACTTTTGCTTCTATTCAAAATAAGGTAGGGCTTTCTAAGAAAGAAATGACAGGTCTTGCTACATCATTGACCAAAAGTATTAAATCAATGTCTGCATTTACTAACAGTAAGAAATCAATCGAGGCTGTTACTAAAGCTACTGCAAATTTAGCGGGTATGTATAAGAAAGTTGGTTTAAATGCTGATTCTGCTACTAAGTTAGTTGATAGATTATTAAACCCAGATGAGTTAGAGGATAATGCTTATTTAATGTCACAAATGGGAATAGGGTTTGGTGAATACGTTGATATGTTAAACGGTGGAGATGCTGAAGCTGTAATGGGTAAAATGTCAGAAGGGATGTATGACATTGCACAACAAAGTAAAAATATGAGTTTTTTCCAAAAACAGGCGTATGCTAAGTCTATGGGTGTTACAGTAGAAGAATTAAATAAATTAGGTAAGATGTCTAGAGAAGAGTTTGAAGCTACTCAAACTACAGGAGAAGATGCATCTAAGTCAGTTGAGGAAAAACAAATAGCAGCAATGGAAAAAATATCAACTTCTCTCAATAGAATTGAAGAAGGCTTCAGTAGACTTATGCAGAAGTATGGTGAGAAATTCGTTGATATATTTCAAAAAGTTGCTAAAATTCTTCCAAATATAATTGAAAAGATTATAGAGTTTGTAGGTGGTCTTTCTAAAGCTAAAATTATTCTATTAGCTATTGCTGCTACGCTAGGAGCTGTGTTTATTAAAGCTATGTCTTTTGCTAAGGTAAAGGCTATGTTTCAAGGTGGAGGAATAGGTGCATTATTTGGTATGGGAAAGGACGCTAAAGGACCAGACCCAAAAGCAGGTGCTGGAATCGGTGGATTTATAGAAGGTATAGCAAAAGGATTTAAGAAATTTGATGGTAAAGCTCTAAAGGGAATGTTATTGTTTTCCGTAGGAATTTTGGCAATTATGGCAGTAGTAATTGGAGTTGGTCTAGCATCTGAAGCAGGTTTAAGCGGAGCCATGACTGGTTTCTTTAAATTATTTGAAGGATTAACATTAACAGATGCAGCTTCTTTTACAATTGGTGTGACAGCAATGGCAGTTTTAGTAATGGGATTTATTTTACTTGGTAAGTTTGCAGGTAAAAAGGGTTCGATGATGAAAGGTGCTGGTATGATGGGATTAACTTTGTTAATAATAGTTGTAGTTGGTGCTTTATTAGCACTTATTCCTGATACTTTTATGCAAAGAATGGTAATTGCAACAAACTCAATGGCTAAAATTGCTGTATCTATGCTTATATTAGCACTAGTGTCAACAGCTATAGTTCTTTTATTATCTGGTATGTCCTTTTTATCTACTGTATTACCATTTGCTGGTGCTGGTGTAATAATATTTGGAATTGTTGTAGCTTTTATAATAGGTATGGCTGCTATTATTGGAGGCCTCTATGATGAAAAAGCAACTCCTGAGTTAATAAAGGGTACAAAAGAAATTTCTAAACTAGTTAAAACAATGTTAGTTCTAACAACATCTGTTCTTTTAATTGCAAGAAATCTAGTTGGAATGGGTTTAGCTGGTGTATTTAAAGGTAAAATGAAAAAAGGTGTTGAAGTTTTTAAAGATACTATTGGCTATATAAAAGAAATGGCTTCATATATTTTTGAAACTATAAGTGTAGAAATGGTTAGTAAGTTACAAGCTAGTCTTGGTAATTTTTCAAAAATATCTAAAGATTTAGAACAGTTTATGCAGGCCGGTAAAGCAGTTTCAGGTTTAATGGCATCTTTTGAAAAAAGTGCTTTCGGTCAAGCAGTTGAATGGATAGCACAAAAAGTTGGTAAAAAAACACCAATGCAATTAATGATTGCTGCTATTAATGATTTAGGATTATCAGCTGGAGGTATAAAGGTAGAAAATTTAGAAAATCTCCGACCAGCATTAGCTTCATTAAGTGTACTAGGAGAATCTTCTTCATCCTTCACTGCTTTAAAAGATTTATCTAAAATAGATACTAAAAAGCTAAAAGAAAATGTTAATATTATTGGTAGCGTTTTAACTGATATGAGTAAATGGAGCGAAGGTGGTGCCATAAAAATTATGAATGGTAAAGTTGAAATTACCGTTAAACCGTCAGATGAAATGAAGCAACTATTCTCAGATAAGTCTGGTGGACTCATAGCAAAAGTCGAAGAAACAAACAAGATTCTAAAAGATATACTTGGTATAGATAAGACAAAGGGTATTCAAAGCATAGCTAGGGATACTAGAGTAATTAAAGAAATTGATGGTATACTTGCGTCTGGAAATAAAGCTGTACAAGATAAAATTGCTAATTCTATGAGATAAATAATGGCCATAGATATCGCAAAAGATTTTTATAATCAAAACTTTCAACCAGCTAAAAAAGCTGATGCTGCTATTCTTACAAAGCTTTCTAGAGGTGTAGATTTACATTTTAGATTAAAATATAATAGAGATGGTAATATAGTTTATGAAAACATAAACTTTCCTAATTCTATAATAGAATCTTTAGAATGGGCAGATATCTTTGAGCAAGGTCCAATAGGGAATATGAAGATTGTAGATGGCTCTGGTTATTTCAGTTCTAATCTGTTGTTTAAATTATTTTCTAGAGATTTAAGTAAATTACAAGCAGAATTCAACTTTAGCTATACTAAAGATGTAGTAATTAATACTACAAGCGGAAAGCCAAATATTGATAATAGATTAGCTTTTAAACAATGGATTAAAGCAGTTTTTTATAGGCCGCCTACAATAACATATGATGAACTTGGAAGATTAACACTAGAAGTTGTATTTATGCCTTCATTATTACAAGCAGAGTTGGAAAATGAAAAAACTGAAATAGGGGTAAAAAAAGATGATATAACAGAAGAGGATAAAAAGGTTAAAGGTTCAACCAGACCATTAGCTTTAGATACTCAACATTCTTTTAGAGAATATATTGAAAAGATTTACTTAAGTTCATTTTTAGCAGACACGTCATTTACAGAAAAATATAAAGCTAAAGTTTCATCTTTTGATACAGTAATAGATAATTTTTTTAATATTAGTTATTTATTTGGGACAGGAGAAACTATACAAAAAAATCAAGCTATAAAGTTAATTGATATAACAGCTGGAGACCAAACGGCAGTTGAAAAAACAAAAGAAATTGTTAATAAACAAGTAAAAAGACAATATTATAAAGAGTATATTGCAGGAAATCATGTAAGAAAAAATGTTATTAGCTTTACACCAGATAATACATTAACAAATCTTTTCTTACATTTAGTATCTGGAGAATCTGGTACAGAAAAAACACAAAATGCTACTATAAATACATATGATAGAATACAAGCTTTATTTGATTTTTTAAAAACAAAGGGTGACAATTATAATCTTCTAATAAGAGATTTTAAAAAGATAAAAGAAAAATATGAAAAAGGAATAACTTTAGCTACAGATACGAGAGATAGTACTACCGAGAAAACAGTTTTAGCTATAGATACTAAAAAATCAGATGATATTGCAAGAGCAAAAGAAATACTTCTTATTGAAAGTATTAAAAATGCATGGCAATCAGTTGATGCTAATAAAGATACTAACCCTAAAAATAAAATAAGTATAGACTCTTATATAACACCAACAGCTGCTGGCATTAAACTAGATATGGGTTATCTTGCTCAATATTTTGATGGATATAAAAGTGCGTATTATAAAACGGGTAAAGTTGCAAAACTTGAAAGTAAATTATTTCCTCTTTTGGCAAATATTTTAGTAAAAGAAGAAAAAATAACAGATGGTGATATTTTAAAAAGTACAGAGGATTCTATAAAAAATCGTTATAATTTTGTTGATTTAAAAACATTCTTATATATTATACTTGGATATGAAGAAAAATCGGATAAAGCTGGATTTGAAAATAAAAGTGTATTCAATGCAAAATCTATAAATTCTAACAGAAGAGAATATATAAATTTTTTTAGAGGGAAAGACGGAGTTGATTTATCACAAACTGGCTTAGCTGATATTAATAAAAAATGTAGTATTAAAAAAGATTTAGAAACAATAGATGGAGCTTATCAGAGTAAGAATATATATATAAGTGAATTTATTATATTAGATTCTTCTAATATAAGTCTAAAGAAAATAAAGTCATGTCTTGATAAAATAAATATTATAAGTAGGGAGTATTATTTTATAGAAGATGTTGGCACCGATAAGGATGTTGTAAAAAGATACTTAGAAAATGATTATGATAATACTAATCTACAAGATAATCCTTTCTTTTTTAAAGGAACCTCCCACGATAACCATAAGAATGATTATCCTAATCTAATAACTGATAAGAAAAATGATATTTTTTCAAACGAAACTATCTTAAAAGATTGTTTGGCTGTCCTTAAAGATAAAGATGAGAAAGCTGTAAGTGATTATTTAACAAAAATAAGTGATGAAGTTTCTAATGGTAAAACCCCTGAAACAATGGAAGGTTATCTTGTTAAATTAGATATGTCAAAAAATAGAAGTGAATGGGAAAATATATTTAAAGAAGTTAAAGATGCAAAATTGGATGAAAAAAAATCTGAAAGTAAACTAACTTTTTTAATAAATTATAGACATACTGATTTAATGTTTCAATTTAATGAATGGTTAGCATTAAGAAGACTTTTCTTTTTAATGGGCAGTTATGAACTAGGCTCGAATGTTGGAGAAAATATATCTAAAAATGATACAGCTAAAAATTTATTATTTTATAAAGTTCCAGAACCTTATGATGAAAAATCTAATCCTCACCCAGGAATTTTTTATGTAAAGCCAAAAGTATCTGATAAGATAAATGACTTTGCTGCTCCAATTAATTCTGTAGAGAGATTAATAAAAGAAAAGGTAATATCATTTGAAAAAGTTGTTAAGACTTCAAAAAAAGACCAAGAGAGTCAAGAAATAACAAATTTTTATTATTTAAATACTGGAAGTTTTGACCAAATTTGTAAGAAGTTGGGTTTCTATTATGAATATAAAGAAGTAAAATTATCAAGCAGTTTTGATTTAAATCCACAAACTGGTAAGTGGAATACGTTTGAAAAAACTAAAAGAAGCATTATTATAAGAAATGATTATTTAAACCTAAACTATGATGTTACAAGACTAATTTTAGATGAGACAGTAATATCTGAACAAGCTACTGGTAAAGATTTAACTGGTGATGATATTGCTATACTTATGAATAAAACTATTTTAGAAGCTGCTAAAGATTATCCGTTAAAAGTAGAAATACAAATACCAGGTGACCCTTTTTATAATAAGAATGATTGTGATTTTTTTAAAGAGTTAATAAAATTAGAAGTATTCGAACTAGAAAAAGTTAGGTTTAGCGAAATGTTTCAAGGTCTTAATGGAGTAGCTCCTGCTAATATGACAATACAAAAAAGAGGCTTGAATTATGTTCAAAGTGGCATATTCACAGGATTATATCATGTGTTTGGTGCAAAACATTCCTTTACAAGGGGTTCTTGGACTACAACTTTAAAACTTATGAGAGCTGTTAACTTAAAAGAATTTAAAAGTAAAGAAGAAATGGCTGTTATAGAGAAAAGCGAACCAAAAGTGCCACCAAGTAAATCAACAGCATCTTCTGAGGAAAGCTTTCCCATAATTGTTAACATCTATGATATTAAAAAACTAGCTGAAGGTAAAGTTGATAATAAGTTAGATTTGAAAATGAATGATAAGATTGTTAATCTTTCATTTAAAGATATAAGAGATAGTTTAAAAGATGGTAAAACTTTAAATGGTAATAAACTAGACAGAAATGACAGTGTAATTTTCTTATGGGAGTTAGATGTTTTAAAAGTATTAAATTGTATGGGTTTAGAGCCAGACCTATTTAGAGATAGTTCTAAAGTAGTTAAGATGTACGATGATATCTCAGAAAAAGATAGAAATAAATTATATACTAATTTAATACTTTTTATGAGAAGTTGTCAAGATATGATAAATTATTTAGAAAGTCAAAAAACTTCCTCACAAGAGGCTCTTATAGTTAAATCTTCTATAGTATCAGAAGATACAAAAAAGATTGTAAATGATTTTAATAATTTTGTCCTCAGTAATAATTTTTCTTCTAATAATAATGAATCTCCTTTTACTTATATGTTGAAAGTAGTTTTTTCTAAAAAATTAGAAGATTATTTATATGGCCTAGCAGACAAAAGTATCAATCCTTCAAACTATAAAGAATTATTAGATTATTGGTGGGTTGATAGTAAATATTTAAATATAAATGATATATTAACTTTTGCAGAAAAAAGTAATAGAAGTAGAAGGCAAGACAATTTAAAATCGGAAGACATTATAAAAAATATAATTTTTAGTGATGCGTTTTACGAATTTGATGAAATAAAAGACTTAGGAATACATCTATCATTGTTAAATAAATATAACTCACATAATGTAAATTATATTAAAGATTTCTTTGATATTAATAATGAAAAAAATAAAAAACTTAATAATGATTTTATTGGTAGATATCAAGCAGCTATTGAACGTGGTGCTCATATTAATAGCTTAGATGTTGTTCTAGAAATGATTGAATTAAACTTTTATGCTGTTAACAGTAGATTAACTGAAAAATTATTTAAAATAGATACACATGTGATTGAAAAAGAATTTGGTAAAGATAAAGTAAACTATTGTTTTGTTGATATACAAATTTCTTCTGAATACCATTATGGTTCTGCTATGAATAGTAGGTTCTACGAAAAGATTTCTACAAATAAAGAAGCTAATAAAATTTTATTTAGTTAAGGAGTATATATGCCGAGATTAGGAAGTACGTTTGATAGTTATGTTAGCGGTTTATTTGCTAAAGTAACCAATACAGCGGCAAATACTGGATTTAATTTTTTAGTATCAGCTGGGCTAAGACTATTAGTTAAAGAAATATCAAAGTCTACTAGTGTCGCAGGTGTCGATGTTTCTAACGAAAGAATTGCTGATGCTGGTACAACAGCTTTATCTGCATTTGCTAGATTTATAAATACTTTCACAACAGAAGGGGAACGAACATTACCTCTATATAACCAATTTCCTGGTTTTATAGCTGAATATAAGTTAGGTGTTTTACATGATATAATTCCTTTACAATTTGAAGCTGTTATAACATCTGACAGTAGAAGTGCTGAATTTGCTTCTGTAGATTTTGGAGTTAATTCTTTGGATACATATAAGAAAACATCTCTTAGAAAATTATCATTAAAAACTACATTTGCTACCTTAGACCAATTAATTTATACTTCTCATTATGTTGAAACAAAAGTAAGAAAATTCCAATCTTTACTTTATCCTCAATTATTAGAAAGTGGTACCGCAGGTGGTACAGGTGCAATGGTCGCTCCATCATTAATAGGATTATATATTGGTGATAAATTTATGAGAAGAAGACTACCTAGAGTTATGGCAGATGAAAATGGAACAAATGGGTCTCTTACTAAAATAGTAAAAGCATTAGGAGATAATAGCACCACCGGTAATGCATTAAATAAAAATTTAGGATTTCTTGCAACGGCAGAGCCAATTATTTGGAGAGTTGATTCAGTTAACGTAGATTGGGGAGAATCTCCTGTAAACACTAATTTTTCAGAATTTAGTTATAATTTAATACCAGGTGAAAGTAAATTACCAATGTTTCAAACTGTATCATTAGAACTTACTGAACATAGACCGCCTAATACATTTGAAACATATGAAGATGTGGAAACTTTTACTGGTTTAACTAACTTTAATAGTCTATTTACTAACTTAACATAAGGAAATATTATGAGCCTAGATGTGTATGAAAATTTGTCTCTTATTTATGATGAAAATGTAACTAAGAAACGTCATTATGAAACTATAACTGTACCAGCTATTTCTTTACAAGGTGCAACACAGTTTACCGTTAGAAGCGAATTTCAATATCGTCCTGATTTGATAAGTTTTCAATTTTTTGGAACAATTGAATATGATGATTATATAACATTTGCTAATAAACTACCCCATCCAATAAAAAGTTATAAAACTGGCACAGTTTTATATATTCCAACACTAGAAGCAATTAGGGCTGTTATACAATGACAACAAGTTCTGATATTTTAAAAAACCAGTTTATAGATTCTGAAGTTTCTAATGTAGGTTCAGATAATATCATAAAAGTAAAAATTGATATTAAAGAATCTGAATGGAAAGTAAATACAACTATTCTAGAAGGTGTAAAGCCTATTCTTAATTATCCTGGAAATATTATAAAAGAAGGTGATAGAGTTTTAGTATTTTCTTCTGTAATTCAAGAAGGTTCTAGTTATTATTATATACCAAAACAATTAATAATTCCCTTATTAAAAAACAATGGTTTATTATACAATGAATCGAATAAAATCATTTTTGAGAACGAAAGAGATTTTAGTATAGTTAATAATAATAATAGAATATTAATGAAAGATGTTAGTTCAAAAGATGAATTACAAGTAGATACAGAAAACCTATTATCAGAAGGAAGTATTACAAAAACATACTTAGCAAGTTATGATGTTTTATTTTTAGAAGAATTAAAAGCAGATATTAATTATAAAAATAGTATTATAGAAATAATTAGTAAGTATAATAAGAAAGATGAACTACGTGATGTTAATCTTTTAAATACTTCTACTGTTTATAGAATAATTGATTTTACATATAATCCAGATGACAGTACTCAAAATAGTGTTACTTTAAATGACATATTGGGTTTAGACTTAAATCCAACAGATTATGATATAACTTATAAAATATATAAAGAATACATCACTAGTTATAGCAAAACAAAGGGGATTGAGATAATAAGTGATGATGGCTTAGGAGTATTCTTAAATGCTGTTAAAGATAGCGTTAGAAATATAAAAATAGCTACTCCTTCTGTAAAAATGAATTTGCAAGAAGATAGATTTGCCATAGACCCAGAGGGAACAACAGTAAGACTTGATGATAAATTCTTTAAATTAAATCTAACAAATTTTAGAATAGAAAATAAGACTTCAGATGAAGCTGAGACTGAAAGATATGACAGTGGGAGACCTCTTTCTTTTGAAATAAATAATGTAGATTATGATAATCCTAGTGCAGAAAGTGAAGAAGAGAAAAGAACTAGAAATCAATCCATAGATATAAAGTCAATTAAGCATAGGCTTAGAATGATGGACACTAGTGGTATAGGGGCTGACTTAACAACCTTAGAACACGAATATTTATTATATAGTTCTATTGGCGGTAATTATCTAAAATTAAGCTCTGAAAAAGATAATGAGGAGGCACTTACTTATTTTAACAGAGCAGGTGTTAAAACAATTCATGATAGCAGTCAAATAACAACAGAACAACATAAGAGTATTAATCCTGAAACATTACAGCCAGCTTACATAGACCCAGATGACGCAGAAGCAGAGCCGGAAGATAATAAACCTATAAATAAGTTTTCAATGAATAAGAATACGGAAGCAGAAAATATAGTTTTAGAATCTCATAGTAGTAAAAAAGATTTATATGAGACTCTTAAGAATAAAATTAATTTATCTGAAACAGCTGAAGAATCTAGTACAGTAATTGAAAATACTGGTGCAGAAAAAGATTTCAATAAAATATCTCTTACTGCTAAGGAAGGCGAGGGCTCTATAAAAATAGAGAATATGGGAGAAGATAAGTCAAACAGTTTTTCTATGACAACTGCTGGTGATGTAGAGTTAAATATAGATAATACTTTTGCAGATGGGAAAACAAACTCAATTAAAATGACAAAGGATTTGATTAAAATATCAAGCTCTGAAGATGGAGTGGTTATTGAAATATCTAAAGGTGGAATGAAAATTACTACAGAAAAAGATTTAGATATAGAATCTAGTGGTAATGTCAATGTTAAAGGAACTAATGTTAATCTAGAAGGTGCTGTTACATTGAAAACTGGAGATTCTTCTTCCTGGTCGCCAAACATACTACCCAATTGTCTCTATACTGGTGCACCACACGGTGGTTCTGGTGGTGGTATAAATAAACTTAAAGGTGGTTAAAAATGGAAATATTATATAATGATAAAATGGTTGATGTGGATAATTTTGTTCATCTTTCTCAAGTAGATTATAGTTCTAAGAATAGAGAAGAAACTTTAGGTGTGACGTTTTACAATGGTGAACCTTTATGCTCTAATATAAAAGCAAATGAAGAAGAAGGTTGGGTTGAAATGTATTGTGTAGACACGCATGTTTCTTTTAAAGAACTAGAGAAAGGCATTTATTATAATTTTATGAGAGATAAGAATGGTGATTTAATGACCTATAAAATGTACGGTGATGTTATTATACTAAAGGTAACTAATTTTGGCGAACTTATATTAAAATAAATTTCGTAGTTTCATTAAGGAATGAAATAATGGCAATGAAAAAAGCAGGAATGGCAAAAGCAATTATAGATGCTTTAAAAGATGTAGATGATGCTGCGAAAGCTATGAGTGAATTTTCTAAAGCTTTAGCTAAATACATAGAAGATAATTGTGAAATAGAGTTTTCTTGGACTGCAGCTATGCCACCACCAGCTTCGTCACCAGACCCATTGACTTCTTATAAGGCTAAGATAAAGTTTATTGCTTTTATGCTCTCTAATCCTCCAGATATGGCCGTATTTGGTCCGATTATGACTTTACAAATAGCAGGTGGGCTAATAAGTCCAGACCGTGCAAGTGCTCCAACATTAGTTGTACCTCCTACTACTTTTTTACCTATACCTTTTATGCTAACGCAATCTAATGCTGATAATCAAAAAGATGCAATGGAGCATATGGCAGATGAGATAATAAAAGGAATGAGTAGAATGATAAACCCTACTCCTCTTCCTGGCGTTAATCCACCATTTGTTGTCCCAACTCCAGGTGCCATAATGAAGAAAATAAGCTAAAAGAACAAAATTAGAAGTTAAAACAAAGTTAAAGTTAATATATTAGGGAGTTTTTATGAAATTAAACGAGTTTTTAGATAAAATGATGATTGAAGATAATGCATTTTTAGTACCAACTAAAGATAATCAAGTTGCCACAGCAACGAGTTTAGACTATGAGTTTTATATAGATACTGATAAATTAATTCATGTAATACAAAATAATAAAGAAACAGCTAAACCAATGAATGTTCAAGAATTTACTGTATGGCTTCAAAAAAGATGGCCGGGTAAAAATCCTGCTGCTACGATAGCAGCTTTAAATAAGACTGGTAAATTTTCAGAAAAAGAACCACCAACAGATATGACAGCTGGTGGACAAATAACATAAAGGATAAAGAGAATAATGGCGTTAGTTAATGGTATTGGTGTTTTTAAAACTAATAATAATCAGACTACTAATATTATTAAAGACAATGATGTCATAAGAGAATCTATTTATAATATTTTAACAACTAGGAAAGGAGAAGTACCAGGTAATCCGACTTTTGGAACTAATATTCATAGGTTTTTATTTGAGCCAAATCTTGACCAGTATTGGGATGCTTTAAAAATAGAAATAATGAATGATGTAGCAAATTTTGAACCAAGAGCACTTGTATATAACGCTGAATTTATAAGTGATGGCCATAGTCTAACTTTATTTGTTTTCTTTGTAAGCTTATTAGACTATACTAGCGATATTACTATTATTTCTGATATAACATAAAAGTAAGGAGCATTTTAATGCCAAGAGAAAGAACAGGTATTCATACTACCGAACTAGAAGTATTAAAGGGCATAGATTTTATAAAGACAGATTTATCTGCTATAAAAGAAGAAATTATAAATTTTATTAAAAATGACCCAGAATATAGTAAAACTTGGAATAACTATTTTGATTCAGATTCTGGTAAGATATTATTAGACACTTTTGCTTTTTTAATGAAAAAACTCTTAGTAAGAACTGATATACAGGCAAATGAAGTATATCCATCTACAGCACAACAAGATTCAAATATATTAAAAGTTCTTAGATTAATTGGTTATGAACTGCGTTCTTTTACAGATTCACAAGTATATTTAGATATTAGATTTGTGACTGTAAGACCAACCACAACTGTAAATTTGGGTATAAATTTTTCAATTCCTACCACCGATACAGAAGGCAATAATGCTACATTCTATGTGAGAAATAATGCAACTGATTATTTTAATGCTGTTGTCATTCCTCTTGAAATGGATGGTAGAGCTGCAGAAGGATTAATACTATCTGCTTTTTCGGGCGAACTTAGAAATGAAGAAATAGATAGAGAAAATCTAATAAGTGTAGATAGTGAAGTATATGCTCTTACTTATGGACCAGTTAATCAAGACAGTATTAGAGTTTTCTACTTAGATGAATATGATGTAGAACAAGAAGCTTTACAGGTAAATTCGTTTTTCAATGTTTCGAGTACAGAAGCACAAGTTCCTTTTATAGTTAGATTTGATGAGAATCATTTTGCAAGCCTTTTATTTGGTAGTAAACAGATAGTTAAAATTCTTCCGGATGGCAAAAATATTAAAATTTATTATACAGTAAATGGTGGAAGTAAATATAATATTGTTGAACAATCTATTGATTATACAGATTCGTTTTCAACTCCTAATTTTCAGCAGGCAACTAGTGTTTCAATTAATTTTACTAACCCAGGAAAAGGTTTTGGTGGTACAGAAGCAGAAACAGTAGATGACGCAAAACTTACAGCTCCTTTATCTTTAAGAACAATTGAAAGAGCTGTAACAGAACAAGATTATGAGTTGTTACTCAAGAAACAAGGAAGTGTTTTACACGCCAGAGCTTTATCACCAAATGATAATAGAGATTATTTCCCTAATGCTGCTAAAATACCACTATTCCATGTATGGTTATATATTACATTAAATAATCAAGTATCTAATATGACAGATTTACTTTTATCTAAACAAGTAAATGAAAAAACAGGAACTTTAATTGGTGGCGATTCATATGATATATTAGAATATTTAAAAATAAGAAGAATTTCTGGCATTGAAAATGTAATAAAACCAACAATTTACACAAGACTGTATTTAAGTATAAAAATAAGATATAATCCAGTTTATGATGAAGTAGATATTAAAAATGATTCTAGAGACACTTTGTTTGACATGTTAAAGCTAGAATCAACTGGATATGAAAAAATAGTAAGAAGTACAGCTATTAAATCTAGATTAAAGAAGATAAATGGTGTTGTAGATATTTATATAGAGAGTTTTCAAAAACAAGTATTTTATCAACAACTGGCTCCTGTTAGTTCAAGTAATTTTTTTGAGTATGTAAATGATAACCCATCTATTGATAATGTTGAAACATCTGATAATTTTGGACAATACTATCAAGCAGGATATAATGAAGTTATTTTTGTTTTAGATGAAGATACTGATATAGTTTTAAATTTTGAATCAGCATCACAATATGAAGTGTTGTAAATATGAATGTAAGATTTTCAAAGAGTAATAATTTTAATTTTCATGCCGACATCAGAGATGTTGTCAATAATGGAGTAGTACAAGCTTTCCCATATCCAAATCTTTTAATTACTCATGATTCATATATACTTAATGTAAAAAGAACAATTGTAGATTATGATGATATTTTAAATTCAGGTACGGAACAGGGATTATATAGCAGAGAAGTTTCTTCATCTATTTTTACTGGTTCAGGGGTTACTGAATATAATGTACAAATAACAGCGAGTGTTTCTGACGAATTATATTATGATAATTTTATACTTTTAGATACACAAGGTTCACAAAATACTACATATACTTCTTTAATAAAACAATTTCAAGATTTCTATAGGGTAGAGTTAAAAAACTTTTTAACAGCAAACTTTAGAGAGATATATGAAGAAAAAACAAACTTTAGAGTATTTATAAATGGTCTAGCAAGATATCTTGATAAGGTAGACCAGATAGGACAAAATCTTATAACTCTAACAAGAATAGATGAAGTTCCAGATGAATATGTGAGATATCTAGGGCAAGTTGTCGGATATGAATCAGAAGATTTTACAATTGAAAACGTAGCACTAAGAAGTATTATATCTGAAATTTTTACTATTTATAATATAAGAGGAACTGAAAAAGGATTTCAATCTTTCTTTAATGCAATTGGTTATAATGCGACTATAATAGAAAAATGGTATAAAGGAGAGGAAAGATTAGTAACTGAAAAGCCTCACGTACAAACACTTGGTACAGATGAAATAGCATCAGGTGACGAATGGAAATTAAGTAGTTTAACAGCAGAAAATGATTATTCTGGATTAACTCACTCTGGTTTGACTGGTGGTATTGATTTAATTAGGGGAGAGGGTGGAGAATATAGATTTGTAGAATTATATCCAACTTCAATAGCTGATTATTCTTTTAGTATGGAAGATAAATTCCAAGAAACAGGTAAATTTAGTAAATCAGAAAGACTTGTTAATTTACTAGTAGAATCTATAAAAAATACAGAGTTAGTTCCAAGTATTATCAATCAAATGGTAAACTATGTGGAATTTTTAAAGCCAATACATTTAAAATTAATTATAACTGTTCTTAAAGATATAGATGATAATCAGGAACATTGGTGGGAAACTGGCAATAATGATTATACCACAGATAAAGCAGATGAGGGCGACCCCGAAGATTTTAATAGCTCATATTTATTAGACGGAGTTTTAGCTAAAGAAGGAAATATCCCAAGAGATATTGATGATATTGATGAGTCATATTTAGATGGCTCAAAAGTAATTTTTCAAGAAGGATTTAATATAAGTCCGGGGTTTGTAGACAATGAAAGTTGGGTAGAAGATAATAGTTCTTACATTTTTGAAATAACAAATACTCCAAGTTCTCCATATGATATTTATCTAACAATGGATGGACATTTCAATTTAGGTGAAACAGAAAGAGAAAGATATAATCTTTCTAATCAAGATTCTTGGGTTTATGCAGCTGAAGTAACTATTGGAGAAAAACTTGCTCATAACTCTGTTTATTTTAATTTTACGAAAAGTGTTATTGGAAGCACAATTGTTAATAATGGTTGGTCAACTTTATCAGCAGATTGGTCAACTATATCAAATGATATCGTATATTTAAGTGGAATACAAGGAGTTGATTATAATATTAATAGTAGCGGACTTAGAGTATTAAATGCAACAAGTAACTCTGCTAATGTAATTAATATTCCTTTAGAAAGTGGAAAAAGATTTTTTAAATCTACTAATAAAGCTACTTATATAATAGATTTTAGTGTTGATGATATAAATCAATCGCCACTTAGAAATATATTCTTGTCATCCGATGGTAATAATGATAAAATACAGGTTATGACAGGACTAAATAAAATTACAGTAGTTGCTTCAAATATAGAAGGAAGCAGTGTAACAGATATTTCTGAAACAACAAGTGGCAGACATTTTTTTGCTATAAGTACTAGTAATTTAGATGGAACTAATAATAAAATAGCTTATTATCTTGATAATAGTTATAAAAGTAGCGAGATAATAAGTGCAGCAACTCGTAATGGTAATATATTTGCTGATAATACCACACCTGTTTATTTTGGTAATAGAGGAAATAAAAATGCTGTTTCTTCTCTTAAAGGAACTATTAAGAATTTTATAGTTATAGAGGATATTATTAAAGATGCAACAATGAGCACTATTTTTAATAAATTACAAAATAATGAAAATTTTTATGACGATTTTACATATTAATTTAAAGTTAAAGGAATAAGGAGATAAAATGCAATTCAGTGATAATGTTCAAAGATTTAGAGGGGAATTCCAAATTGTTGGTAAAAATAGACAAGGTGAAACTGTTTATGAATATGAGGATAAAAACGTTGTTGTTGATGATGCAAGAATTGTCACCGCTTTCTTAATAAATCCATTTATTTTAGGTGGAGCAGAACGTAAAGAGTATGACGGCGAAGGAATTGATAATAAGACTGCTTTTGAATGGAAAAAAATAAATCCATTTAATTTTATGATTAATTTTATTAAAATGGGTGGTGGATATCCTAGAAAGCGTTCGTATGCGTCTTCTGTTGAAGTTCCTCTTGTACCTTATGAATTATCTACTGATGTAAGGAGTTCACTATTTACTTATTTAGATTATGATACAAATGGTCCTACTGTTCCAAGTAGCTGGCTAGCTTATACTGGAGCTAATACAGAACCTTATAAAGCTTCTAGCCTTCTTTATCCTAGAAAATCAGACACAGATATATTAGATAGAGATTATCAGTGGTCTAAAAGAATTCTTAAGTATTCTTTTCCAAATGATATAGATTCCCCTGATGTTTCTTTTAAAACAACTTTTGAAACAACAGCTAGATTTGATGAAGGTAATGGACCTCACTTTGATTGTTTTGGAGATTATTTAGAAGAAACAGAAAGAGAATATGAATATCGTGAAGCAGGTTTATTTATTGGCGTACAGCCTTGGCTTTGGTCTGCAACACAAACTGGTCAAACAGATGATAGAGAAAGTAGTTTAACTCCTCATCCTAGAAGAGTTGTTGGCGATATTTTTGGCAAAGAAGTTTATGGCGGCAATCTTGATAGTACTCTTTCAAATAACTTAAGAGAATACAGATATTGGGATGGACATAGCAAATTAATAGATTATGGTAATGTTAATGAAACTGTTAAATGGCCAGCTGAATCTAGTTCAATTGTAAACTGGCAATCAAGTTTAGAATTTAGAGGAAACTTTAGTTCTATTTATTACAATCCTGATACATCTGTTGTAGGCACTACCACAGAAAGACAAGGAACAATTTATACTGGTAATTATATGGTAGCTCGTAAAACTTTCCCAGTACTAACTAAAACAAGAGATATCGAGTTTACAATTAGATGGTCTTTAGTATTTGGATAAGGAGCAGGTAGATGTCTACTTCTACTATAACAATTTATAATTGGTCTTCTGGTATATCGGGCGTTAATGCAACTGGTATATCAGGATACTATAAAGAAGATAGAGTTCATTTCTCTAATTTTAATAGGCCAATAAGAAAATTATACGATAATGATGTGTCAATTGTTAAAAGTATATCTTATAGTGTTATAACAGATAAGATATATACTAACAGTATTATAGCAAAAGATGAAAATAATTTAACTTTTACTGGTAACGTTACAGTTTATGGTAGTTTACTTGTTAGTGGTTTAGCTGCTCAGTTTAATGCGTCTCAAGTAACTATTAGAGATAATGTTATTACTTTAAATAGTGGTGCAACTGAAATAATAGAAGGCGGTATAGAAATAGACCGTGGTTCATTAGAAATGGCTACACTAATCTATAATGAAGCTTCTAAAATATGGAATTTTAGTCATAGTGGAATAAGTGCTAAAAGTATTGATGTTACAAATACAGAAGTAGATTATATTATTTTTAATAAACAATCAAGTATAGTTACTCCTGCAAGTACAGATATAAATCTTTATGTTAATGCGGATGGAATACCTGCCTATAAAGATTATGATAGTAATATAACCTTATTAGGTGGTGGATATAGTAGATATAATATTTTTATCCCGGACCAAACATCTTTTACAAGATATTTTGGACATAGTGCTTTAACTGGAACAGGTTCAACAATTGGTGGTTATCACTATAGTAAAATAGGTGGAAATGTTTATATTAAACCACATGGTAATGATAAAATACTTTTAAATAGAGGTAATTTTAATCTCTCAACTAGTTTTAAATTAAGTAGTGGTTTCATTTTACATGGACTTTCTCAAGAAGAAACAAATGTGTATATTGGATATAATTCAGTTATCTTTACTGGTAAAGAAAGTACAACTAAGAATGTTGAGTTTGATAAATTAAATATAATTGGAAGCAACATAAGTCTTTCAAATAATAGTTTATTTAATTTAAATGGATTTAAAGATAGTATTTTTAATAATAGTGTCGAAAGTGTAGTAGTAAGCAGTATATATACTGGTACAGGAAGAAATAATAGCTTTGGTGACTGTAAGAATAATAGTTCTATTGTTTTTAGAAATTTATCTTACGCAAGAATACAAGGTAATTATGATAATAATACTTTAACTTTTAGTAATGTTACTAATACTATTTTAGATGCTGCTATTATTGGAAGTGACTTATACGATGGTATTGGTGACTGGGATTTCTAAGTGATAGAAATATTACCATATATTGAAGGGAGATATAAGGGAGAAATAGATGTTTCTTCTAAACTACTTCCACAAAACTATATAAATGGTGATTTTTATAAAGCAAGTAATGATGGCTTCTTGTTAAATTTTTCAGCAGATAAATTAAGTGGTTATGGCAGTGCTTTAAGTCTGACAGGTAATACTAATAGAAATATTTTAAATGCATTTGTGCCAATTCTTGATATGAAAAATGGTGGTGGTGCTAAAACTTTTTGTACTATATATTTAAACGAAGATAAATGTTGGGAATTTGAGAGTAGTGGTCAAGATACAGATGAAACCGGTATTAAAAACTATACAGGTAAATTATCTGGTTCTGTAGCAGGAATTATATCCATAAGAACAGATTATCTTCTTAGAAAATGGACTTTCTTTGCTGATAAAAATATTTATCCAACTGGCTTTTATTGGATTTGTTTACCTGGTACAGACGGTAAGTCTTTTAAGTTTTGGTATGATGAAGATAAATGGCGAGAAAAATTAGAAGGTACATATAGAGATATTTATATAGATAACAGTGGTACTGTATGGTATACAGAAATTGGTAAATATCAAGACCCCGGATTTCACAGGGATTTTAATACAAACAAAAATTTAGTTTGTGCACCAACAACAGAACATGCTTATGGTAAAAATATTAAATCAATTTATTTTACTTCTCAGGTAAATCCAATTGGTTTTTCAAATCCAATAAAAAAACAAAGTGGAAAGAACAAATTATGGATAGACACTAATAGTCATTTTTTTTCTTCCACTCTTGGTAATGACTTAAATACGGGCGGTTTTTCTACCATAACAGCTGGTACAACATATGATTATGTCAGTAATATAAGCTTTAGAGCAAGTGGTATCATTAACAATTATTTGTTTAGTGATATGAAAAATGGAACTAAGAATATTACTCTATATTATAAAAGTTATAGTTCATACATGGAGGGAACTAAATTTAGTTTCTATTATGATAAAACAGCATGGCAAACCGCTTTTTCTGAAAATGTACCTATTTATATAGACCAACTAGGAGCTGTTTGGAAAAATAATCCAGAAGAAGCAGGGTCTTCTTGTATAACTGCTCCATATGAGTTTTTAAAAGTTAATCAAAATGATTTTTTTGTTATAAGGTAAAATATGAGTTGGATTAGTTTTTCAGGTGATTATAATAGTAGTGTACAAGCACTTACATTAGATGATGTTATCTCTTATGATAATTTAAATAGACAACTAAAAGGATTATCTAAAAACGATTCCATAATTATAAATGGTATAGCAAGTGCTATTGTAACTGAAAAAATAAAAACACCAATTATATTAACCGAAAGTCATATAACTATAAATGGTAATTTTAATGTTTATGGAGATATTAGAATTTGGGGTGTAAGTATAAATATAAATGAAAGTGTCTTAATAACAACAGACAGTGTTATAACTTTAAATCAAAGCGATATTGGGCCAGGTGTTACTAAAGGAACAGCTGGAATTAAAATAGATAGGGCTAATGGTAAATTTGCTAGTTTTCTTTTTTATGAAGATGATGATAGATTTAAGTTTAATTATTCTGGAATAAATGCAAAAAGTATCTCAGTAAGCTGGCTTAAAAATGATTATATAACTTTAAAAGAAATAGATTCAACCATTTTAACAAATGGACAAAAACCTGTTATTTATAATGATAATAATATATTAAGAATTATAAATGATAATAGTAGTATCTCAGTTCCGTTAATAAGAGGGATTGGCAGGTATAATGATAAAATAAGTAATCAAATAGAATTTAATAATTATTTTGGGTCAAGTACTTTAAGAGGAGTAGGTTCAACTACTAAAGGAATTAATTATAGTTTTATTTATGATAAAGGTTATGAAAACGGAACAGATGCAGATATAGATAGTCCTAATGGTTCTTTGAATCAAGATAATAATTTTATGCCTTTATCTGGTACCTCTGGTTCTTTTAGCGGAACTTTAATTTCTCTAGGTGGAAATATTTGGAATACTTATAGTACTAGCCCTAAAGAAGGAAGCGGTGTTACTTTTACTGGGGTTCCACCTTTATCTATTGATTATAAAAGTTTATTATTAGCACCCCCTGTTGGAACAAATAGACAATGGAATGGTTATGCAAATGTTTCTTTTAATGGAATGAGACATATGTTTTTTCCTAAGACAATTTCAAACGATAAATTAGGTGGATTTGCTAAAGTTTATTATGATTTTATTGCTTATGAAGAAGCTTTTGATGGAAATTCTTCCTTATGTGTAATAGATAAAGAAGGCTCTGTTTATAAAGATAGTATAAATGATAATAATTTAGTTGTAAGTTCTAGCGGAATAATTGGAGTAGCTGGCGGTGGAGTTTTAGAAAGAACTGGAGTAGTTAAAGTATATCCTAATAATACTAATGTTATTCTTTCAAGTGGCTGCTATAGAATGTCTACTGAAATAAATTTAGGAAACAATATAACTATTCATGGAAAAAGTAAAAACGAAACCATTATAAAGCCAGTTAACAAGACAAGTAGATTTGTTACTTCAGATAAGCAGAAAATATCTTTTAATAATTTAACAATAAACGGCAGTACGCTTGGTACTCAGGCAGCTGTTAGTCAAAGTATTACTAATTATATAAATGGAAGTAATGTTAATTTAAATAAGCCAAGTGATACATATAATATAGGTAGTATGTTTATACCAGTAACTGGTAACGCAGTTGATAGAACTTTATTTAAAGTTGGTCAGAACACCTGGGGAACAAGCAGTCTTACCGCTGGTAATACAGATAGTTTAATTGGTTCTTCTTTATCTAATGGAGCTATTTATGGAAGAGCGTGTTTTACTCCAGAAAACTCATGGATATCTTTTGCTGGTTCAGAATATAATGGAATAAAAACGATTTACTTACCTAAATATATTAATAATGATAGTGAAGGTGGTTCAGTTAGTTATTATTATAATAGCCAAGCTTGGAAATATGCCTTTTCTAGTTTGTCTAGTGATATAATTATAACACAAAATGGTTCTGTCTATAAAAATAATACGGCTAATTCTAGTTTAGTAAATAGATGGGATGGAGAATACGGAGTAGCTGTATCTGGACTTTTTACTGGAGAAACTGCTTATGAATACTTGAATATACCGATAGTTAATGATACAATTGGTAGATATTCTAGTAAATATGTAAGTTTATTTGATTTAGATAATGTTAGAAATAGTGAATTTTTAAATGATGTTACAAATTTCACTAATAATAAAATATATGATGGACATAAAAATAATAGAAATAATTACTTTGGTAACGTATATTATAATAGCAGTATAGCTTTTTATAATTGTAGCTTAGGTAAATATTTTGGCAGATATGAAAGTAATTTAAGAAATACTTTTGACTGTAATGGTGTTATAAAAGGTTTTTTTGAAACAAGTTCAGTTAGCAGTACAATAGGTATTATTGGAACTGGTGACTTTAATTTTTAGGAGAATAAAATGATGAATGAGCAAAAAAAAGAACAAGTAATGTCTTTAATAAATAAGACATTGGTTAAGGAAGGAATGGACGCTGGTCATTTATTTATGATAATGACAGATAAGGGTTATGGTGCCCCAGCTGTACAAGATTTCTTTAATAAAGCAGGTGTTAACCTTACAAACGCAGAATTTCTTGAAGTTTATAATGGTATGAAGCAGGCTATAGATGATAAAGCAAAACAAGTAGAAGAAAAGAAAATAGCTGACAGTAAAGAGCCAACTTTTCAAGATATTTTAAAAAATAAGAATATTGTTACGAATAATCAAGATTTACTTTCAAACATTGAGAAAAAAGAAGATAATTCATTTGTTACTGAAAATTATACTAAAAACTCATCTGGTTCTTATTTTACTACTGGACCAACTGAAAATGAACCAGCAGCTGAAGCCGTAACCCTTCCTTCTAAAGGTAGATTTTATAATGGAATTTTAGCAGATAAAAAAGGGAAAATATTAATAAGACCAATGACTCTTACTGAAGAAAAAATATTCACTACAGAAAGATTACTTAGAAATGGTCAAGCAATTGATATGGTTTTTAGAAATTGTATTAAAACACCAGGTATAGATACAACAGAGCTTCTTTCTTCCGATAGAATGTTTCTATTATTCTTTTTAAGAGCTATTTCTTATGGACCTATTTATTCTATAAAAACTAAATGTACTAGTTGTGGTGCAGATAATGAAGATAAACTAAACATAGAAGAATTACAAATAAAGGAACCACACACGGCTCTTGTAGACCCTTTCATAATTGAGCTTCCAGCTTCTAAGTTAAAACTTACAATGCGTATATCTAGAGGCCGAGATGAATCAGAAATGATTAAGAATAGTAATCTAAAAAAAGATGATGATTCTCCTATTGTTGATAGGATATTAAGTTTACTCATTGGAATAGATGGAGTAACTAAAGAAAACTATAGAGCTAAGTTGGAAATGTTAATTGGAAAAGATGTTTCTCATATTAGAAAAACTCTTGAAATAATAGATTTTGGTTATAACGTAGATAAAGTTGGTACATGTACAAAATGTAAAAGTGAGTATAAACTTGCTTTGACATTAAACGAAAACTTTTTTCGTTCCGAGTAGTAATGAGGGCCTACGAGAGAATTACGAATCTCTTATTAGGCAAACAGTCCAGCTCACTACTGCGGGAAACTTTACATACAGGGACCTATTATCTATGGAAATTCGTGAAAGAAACGATATCTACAAAGAACTTGTTAAACAGAAAAAAGAGGAGAATGACGCTTATAACGGAAAATCATCTGCTCCAAGAGTATCTGCTCCTTCAATGCCAAGAATAAATAATCCTAATGTTAAAATTCCTAAATTTTATTAATTTATGTTATAATAATACAAGGAGAAATTCATGGTAATAATAGATGCATTTAATATGATATATAGGGCAGCTGGTGTAGCTTCAGTTAAGCCGGAGCGTGAGTATTTATATAATAGTTTACATAAAACTTTTCTACAAATATTCTTTAAAATGTTTAATAGGATTTATCGTGAACATAAACATGAAAAGATAGTAATTGCATGGGAAAATGACGGTAAAACTTTTAGAAATGAAATATATCCTGAATATAAGAACAATAGAAAAGGTAATCTAAAAGATATCGTTGAAAATGCTTTTGGTGATATATTAGAAGGATTATCTTATTATGGTTGTATTATATTAAAGCATGAAAAAGCAGAAGGCGATGATATTATATATTCTATTTGTAAAAATAGCCCTGAAGAAAAAATACTAGTAATAAGTGGAGATAAGGACTTTACTCAATTGTTGAAATTTAATAATGTAAGAGTTTTTAGTCCTAATACTCAAAAGTTTGTTGAAAAACCTTGTTATGATTATATTAAAGCCAGAGCAATTGAAGGAGACCCTTCTGATAATATTGTTGGTTTAAAAGGAATTGGACCTAAAAGAGCAAAGAGTATTTTAAATAACTATGAAACATTTTGGAATTGTTTAAGCGAACAGAATAAAAAACTTATAATGCTTAATGAAGCTTTAATGGATTTAAGTAAGCATCCTGACAGTAAAGAAATAGATGAATATGTCGTTAATTCGTTAAAAGAAGATAAAAGTTTGTTTTCTTATGAAAAGATAAAGGAATTTGTAAGAAAAAATAGATTAGTTGAAATATTTAGCAGTTTGAGTAGCGAATTAGGGGCTTTTTGAAACTCAAATTAAAGATAATAAGTAAAGAAATTATTATTGGAAATAAAGATAATAATAAGGGAATCCTTTAATGCCAAATAACATTTTTCTTAAAAAAGATAACTTATATAGAAATAATAAACTATATCCCAATGAACTATTATATTGGTCAAATACAACTACTTATAATATAAATGATACCGTTTCTTTTGAAAATGAGATTTATTATTCCTTAATAGATAATAACTTAAATAATAATCCCTTAACTTATAAAAATAAATGGAAAAAAGTTACCTCAGAAAATAAGAATCATGTTTTGAAGAGTTATGATATAACAAAAGGAAAGATATTACCAATAAATTATACTTTAAGTGGTACAGATTTTAATTTAAATTCTCCTGGCCAATATGATGCAACAATGTTAACACCAATTTATGATGGATTTGGAACTTCTATTTATATCGGTGACTACAGTTGGACAAGTTCAGACCCCGTTGGTACTTATTATAGATACTTTGCTGGTGGTAGTACATATGGTATAGTTAAGTTTGGAATCTACGCAGATAACTGGACTTCTGTTAATTCAAATATAAATATGGGAGTTGATGTAACTAACG